CCTGACCAAAGATAGCTTCCATGATCTCAGCATGGCGAGTCTCAACAGCTTGCTGAGAAGCTGGGGAGATAATACGGCTACGCTCTGACTCACGTTGCTTATCCTCAGCAGCCCACTGACCTCGGAAAATACGCTCATACTCTTCCCACAAGTCAATGTAGTTAGCATCTCGGTGGTCACGCCAGCGGTCTGTGTGGTCAACAATCCAAGAGGTTAGTTCCTTCTCAGACTCTGTAGGTTCCTCAAAGGGACTGTCTTTACCGATTTCATCCGATGCCATAATGTGTATCCTTAATAACCTGCAATCTTGTCATAAACTTCCCACTCATCTTCTTCATAATCAGAGTTATAGGAAGCAATAGCCAGCTGGTCAATGTAACTTAGTGCATCCACCAAGTCATCATGTACACCAGCTGTGGGGAACATAATCAGTTGATCCTTAAACTCACTCCAGTCCTCAGACTCATTGAAGGATACCCTTCCATGTTCCATACGACCTTGTAAGCTCCAGACAACCCTATCAGCTTTCTTCTTGTTACCATGAGTTAAGTCCTGAATGTGTGAGTAGATGTTATTCTTCCTCATCAAGTCAGTTAGGTAGGGCAGTACTGCATTCTTCAATGCTCCTCGCTCAATACCTACAGCTGTTGGTTGATAGTCTCTTACAATCTTCAAGATGTTCACAGCAGTTTCTCTGATGTCCCATCTACCATGCTGTATCTTATCTACCCACCAATCACCATTATCTTTTAACTTAACAACTGCAATAGCTGTCTCATCCAATCTCTTCTTAGATGCACCTGCATTCTTACCAACCTCTTCAAAGCCAGCTAAGTCAATGGCTACAATGTAGCTTCCATACTGAGGTTCCTTAGCAGTCTTGAACCATTCTTCTTTAAAGACATCTGCACCTGAAGTATCAAAGCTAGACAGGTATTCCTGCTTAAATGCAAAGGAACTCAATGTTCTCTTAGCAGCCTCAATCTCCTTAGGATCAATAGTCTCATTGTCCTGAGTGGTAAAGTGCCATGACTTCCACTCTTCGTCTATCTGGTCAGCCTTGTCTTCAAAGCTACCTAACTTAAAGATGTCATAGAACCAGTTTCTTCCACTGGGAGTAGATATGAATAAAGCTCTACCCTTCTTGTCTGACAGAGAAGCCCTGATGATCTTCTGCCACGTATCTTCTTTTACGAAAGCACACTCATCAAGTACTACGTAGGTTAGAGACACACCTCGAAGACTATCTGGGTTATCTGCACCTCGTACTAATATCTTCCTACCATTAATCAGTGTTATCTCTAAGTTATTGATGTGACTTGCTTTAATGACTGGTCTACCCAAGTCATGTAGTAAGTCCCACATAATCGTTCTAGCTTGTCCTAGGGTAGGTGCTATATACATCACAGCTGAGCCTTCAGGACAATTTAAACCTTCAATCAGTAGCGATACAGCTGACAACCTTGACTTACCACACCTTCGTCCTGCAGCTACCACTTTAAAGCGAGTAGTATCTTTAAAGACACTTTGCTGCCACTTAAGCAGTTGGAAGTTTAATTGTGTCATACGTCTATCACATCTTCGTCCAAGGACTGATCGTTGGTAGACACAATAGGACTATTAAGACCACTAATGTTAATACTAATCTGAGGCATACTACCACCACTCTTAGCTGCATCAAACACTGAGGCTGGTAATATCCTATCCATTGCTAACTTAATTGCTGCCATCTGTCCGGGATGTTCATCATCCAAGGCTATCTGAATCATCTTATCAAGGATTCTAGTACCACCTGTGGCTAGTAATCTTTCCTTGAACTCTTGAAGTCTACCTGCATCACCTACAGGTCTACCTACCTTATTCTTCGTTCTATTCTTAACAGCTTGAAGGTCAGTCTTTGGAGGTCTGCCCTTACCACGTAGTTTAGGCGACATAACCATTGAGACACTATCATTTTTTACTTCCATCGTCTTTATCCTCTATAGGGGAGACTTTTACATATAGTACTATAGAGTACTAAGACATTATACTTAAGTTACATAGACATAATAATATTAATTTACTTAGTAAGTAATTACTTATAATAATTAATTTAAGTGGTATTTAACTTCTATGTTCCCCTACTAGGGTGTACGCCTTCGGCTATACATATCAGCCTACTTAGTCTTAACTTAGTAGTGGGGTCAGGCTACTTAGTAAACACAATTATTTCCTATTAAGAATATTGTATCATACTTATGTCTATTTGTCAAGCTTTTATTGTCGTATACACATATATTTATACATTTATGTGATTGTAGTCACATATATGTTCACTTTAACGCTACGCTGAAGTTCCCTTGCTAAGGTGTACAAAGTGTCTGTATTTACACACAAGTACCTACATTTTAGATACTTTGTAGTCTACACTACTTTTATTTTATAAATCAAGTACTTATGGTTACTTCATCTGTCCCTAATTAATCCTTTTTAGTTTTACTTTTTTGTGTGCTTCAGAGGCTCCCTAGATATTAAACTGATAAAATTAGGCATACCCCCCAGTCACTTTATAGACTGAGCAGTCACAATGTGAACTCTGTAGTCACAACACAGGCTTGTGAGTTAAACTCATATGTACACTTATGATCTAGGTCTAGTTAGCCAACGTCTAGTTAGTCAACTAGAGGTAGAGTGAGGGTCGATGTAGTACCCTCTGAAGTACTAAGGCTATTCACTAATAACCTCTGAAGTCCTAAGGTTATTACTAATGACCTTCAAAGTACTAGGGTTATTAGTTATACACAGGTTACTCACAAGGTGTGGATAAGGTACTGGTAAGGGTATAAGTTATACACAGGCAAAGTCTTATATAAGAGTTAAAATTGTGGATAAGTATTAGTTGTGGTGTTAGTAACTTTGTCTGATGGGGTAGTGACCAAACAAGGAATAAACGCTCTGAGGTCGTTTAAATGGCTCAGGTCATAAAAGGCATTAGGGTTTATACGTAAGGGTTTAAAGTTTGCAAATAATTGTCTAAAACCTGTGTTTGTAAGTTTCGTGTAAGGTTCAGCTGGATAATAGAGGACAAGGAAGGCAAGGAGCTGACCTACTAACCCAAAGGAGAGCACAACATGGCGACACTGACATACTGGTACTGCGAGTGCCTAGACGATGCAGACGCATACTCGATCATCTCGAAGACTAAGAAGGACGCTGAGGCACAACGGTACATCCGTGGAGGCCAACGCTTTGAAGCACCAGTCAAGAAGACACTGCAGTACAAAGACGCATTTGACCTGCTAGACTGGGCAACTGGTGAAGCTGGTGGTCGCGGTTGCGGTTCAACAACATAAAGGAATATATCATGAAATATCAATCTATATTTGACATCTGGGCAGTGCCTGTTGACCTGCTCAAGCACGTTCAAGCGGGTCAGATGGTTTACGCAGGTACTAAGTCAAACCGTGGGCGGTTTTTAGGTGTTCGCAAGTCAGGCTCAGTTGTAGTGGCTTGGCAGGGTAACACTCAAGCACACACTGACAAGCTGGGTTATATTAGAACTTTACGCAACTATGCAAAAGGTATTTAAAATGAAATATAAATATATTGTGAATCATCCCAACAGCCAAACACCTGTCGGGACTTTTAAGACCATGAAAGCAGCAAGGGCACACAGTCAAAAGATTGTGGATGCTCAAATGTTTGATTATCAATTCTTTGGGTCTAAAATCTATTTACCATTAATTAAAAGGATTGTAATATTATGATTGACAAGATTATAGATATATGCTTCGCAGTACTTATCGGCCTCATGTTGGCAGGTGGTGCATTGGCTTATTTTGACGTACTCTATCAGTGAGTCGCATTAGTGACAGATTACCGTGAAGCATTCAAGTAGAGTGCTTTGCAGTGCACTGTCGCACTACATAGGCTACGGCCTAACTTTTAAGAGGTTAAACAATGACTAATGATAGAAAATACAATGGTTGGACTAATTATGAAACATGGTTGGCTAACCTGTGGCTCGATCAAGATGGCTATGCCACTGAGGAGATCTCCAACGTATGCCTTGGACTCATGGGGTCATGGGAGGATAAGTCAGACGTTGATTATCGTTTGGGAGACACCATTAAAGATATTCTGCAGGGTTATATTGACGTGGCTCAAGACGCTCAGTGTGGCTTTGTGACTGACCTCATATCAGCTGCATTTCAGCAGATTAATTTCAGAGAGATTGCAGGGCATTACTACGATGAATTGAAAGATCTTGAGGAGCAAGAATAATGACTGCAATGACTAAGACACAAATGATAAACGCTTGCGTTGACTACGAAGCAGATTGGTTCTTTGACAGAGAACCTGCAGAACAGAGGGAAGTGTTCCGACACATCCAACTGCATGGGTTTGCAGGGTTCAAGAATTACTCTGATGATGCCTTGTTTGCATCATGTGTGCACAACGGCACGTTTTTAATGGAAGAATGAAATGACAAAGGAACAAAAAGCATTTATCAAGGCATACAGGCTTTGTATGGGTAATGCACCCACCTATGAGCTTGAATATTTCTTTGAATACATGGACAAGGCTCAAGGGGGTGACTTTAGAGATCAGCAACTTGTCAGGGAAGGGGCTGAATACTGGAATAGTATCGAGGATGCTTGGGAGCTTTGGCTACAGGCTATTGAGTACACAAAGGATTAAAATGAATACTAAACTACTAAAACACACACGGGAATTATTCAAGTCTTATGACGTACCTGAGCACGTAAGGCGAAGCTATCGGTTAAAGTGGGTGAGATCAATTAGACACTTAGGTGATAATTGGCTATTGTCTAAACACGTTCAAAGAAAGGAACCAACACAATGACTATCGAAACAATAACCTTTCACTTTGTAGGTGAATTGCAGGACTCATGCGCTATCGTTGACGTTCAATGTCAGATTGATGAAGATGGGGACTGCAGGGACTTAGACTCAGTGAAGTTCAATGGCTTTGATGTGCTCGAAGTAATCTCACATTTCCAGTGGTCTGACCTTGAATGGCAGGCATCAAAGGCTTATAAACTTGAGCATGATGAACAACAGACCATTGATAGCGATAATAAAAGCCCTTTGGAAGCCATCTATGGCCTCTTAAAGCCATCATTTTACATTAGGTAAGGGGTACATACTATGTTCTACACAAAAGGCTCTATTGTGGGTCATTCAGACGAATCTAAAACTGAGGTTATTAGGTTTGAATTTAACTGTTTAATGACTGACGATGACTTAGAAAAGCTTTTACAGTCAATCAGAGATCAGTTCAATAGTCTTGGTGAACCTTTACACTTTAAATTTAACCTTGAAAGTGAGGACTTTTAAATGCTCTCAGACATAGACTTAAAAGACTGGATTGAACAACCTTCAATTCCACTGTATGACGTACCAAGGGAGACACCCATTAAAACACCTATGGGGATGCTATGGTTCAAGCATATTGATGGGATGTACAGTTTGAATTATGATTCCAATGGAAGCCCAGTGCACATGAAAGCATGGGTAAAAGTTAACCCCTTCAAAAGGAAGCAAGATGAATGAATACTGCTATCAGGTAAGCCCAACACGTACAGTATGGGTATATGCTGCAGATGAAGAATCAGCAGAGGATAAGGTTTATGAAGAATTAGGCTATGACCCTGATGATATGGACTTGGTTGAAATACGGGAGGATGTATGAAATGCTTATGTTGTGATCGACTACTAACGGACTATGAAAGCACACGTAAACACGCTGTAACGAGTGCATTCATTGACCTATGCCAGCAATGTTTCAAAACTGTACAGGCTGACTCACACTTGCCTACAAAGGATCGTAAAGACCTTATATCTTCGGATGATATAGATGACAGTGCTGAGGCTGAAGAGGATGACTGTCACGTTAGCGACACCAACACTGAAGGAGAGCATTGACAATCTGTACTTTGTGTGCTACCCTAACTTTAAAGATACTACAAAGTATCTAGGATGATTCATAGAAGTTAAATACACTATATAAGTATTATTTAAGTAATATACTTATAAAGACTTTAAAGTAGACAACAACCCTTGAAAGGATAATTTATGTCTATAGAACTGTTTGATGATAACGATGATCTTGATGTCGTTCAGTATGAGTGCTGGTATTGGTCTGTTATTGATAGCATGGCTGAATTAGTCATGAACAATGGTCGTGATAAGGTTATGTCTCATGTGTCTGAGGCTGTCTTGCACAAAGTGCACAACGGCTACGTGATAGCCAAAGAAAATGAAGACCCTCTATCATGGTAATGAACACTGACATTGATCCTGATAAGCCTTGGCCTTTCCCGTCTAATATCATTCATGGGGACAATGATGCTAAGTTGATAGCTGATTGTCTAACCTTGTTGCAGGACTTCACAGCTTTCCAGCTTCGAGGTGAAATCTATTATGGCTACCTTGATGTGAAAGCATTGAAGGTCATTGAAAGCCTGAGGGCTGGTGAAGAACTAAGGGAGGCTGCAGACAATGAAGCTAAACCTAGTACGTAAACCTAAGCCTGAGTCTAAACTCATTAAGCATATTGCCTGTGATGCGTGTGGTAGTTCAGACGCTAACGGGTTGTATGATGACAACCACACGTATTGTTTCTCATGCAATACTTACTACAATGAAACTGATGCTGATGAACTGTCAGTTATGCAGCAAGCAGTACAACCTAGAAAGCCTCAGATGCTAGACATCAAAGGAACCATTAAGTCAATACCTGATAGAGGTATTACCCTTCAAACCTGTGAGAAATATGGAGTTACACAAGACAATGGACAACACTTTTATCCTTACACTGACGATGCCGGACGAATTGTTGCAGCAAAACTTAGACGAGTGGCAGACAAAACTTTCAGCATTCTTGGAACATTCACGAATGCTAGGCTTTTCGGACAACAGCTCTTTCACGCTGGTGGCAAGGCCGTCACCATCACTGAGGGAGAACTTGACGCTCTAGCAGCTTTTCAGATGCAAGGTAGCCTATACCCTTCAGTGTCAGTTAGAAACGGTGCACAGGCAGCTTTAAAGGACTGCAAGGCACAATATGAGTGGCTTAACTCCTTCGATAGCATTGTCATCTGCTTTGATGCTGATGAACCGGGTAAGAAGGCTGCAAAGGAAGTGGCTGAATTGTTTGGTAATAAGGCTAAGATTGTGAAGCACTTGAGTGGCTACAAAGATGCCTGTGACTACCTCATTGCTGGTGCTACCAAAGAGTTTGTGAATGAGTGGTGGAGAGCTGAGGTGTACATTCCAGATGGCATCATCAATGCTGCATCACTGTGGGAGGAAGTCATTAAACCTGAGGCTAAGGCTGAGGCTATGTACCCGTGGAAGGGTTTGAATAAGCTTCTCTATGGTATCAGACCTTCAGAGTTAATTACAGTCACAGCAGGTAGTGGACTAGGTAAGAGTCAATTCCTACGTGAGATATTGTTCAATATACTGAACACTACTAAGTGGAACATTGGAGGCTTGTTCCTCGAAGAATCCACTCGTAAGACTGCTAGAAGCATTATGTCGTTACACGCTAACAAGCTTCTGCACTTGCCTGACACACCAACAACTGAGAAGGAACTTAAAGATGCTTTCGATGCAACACTTGGTACTAATCGTGTTTATCTCTTTGACCATTTCGGTAGCAGTGATGTGGACAACATTGCCAACAGAATCCGATACATGGCTAAAGCTTGCGATTGCAGGGTTATCTTTCTTGACCACATCAGTATTGTTATATCTGGTCAAGACAATGGAGATGAGCGTAAGGCTATTGATAACATGATGACGAAGCTTCGTACACTGGTGCAAGAGTTAGAGATTACCTTGATCTGTGTCAGCCACCTTCGTAGACTGCAAGGGAACCAAGGTCACGAAGATGGGGGTAGTGTATCATTATCGCAGCTCAGAGGCTCAGGTGCTATTGCTCAGCTCAGTGATGCAGTCATTACACTGGAGCGTAACTCAATGGCTCAGGATGATAATGAGAGACATCAGACTAAGATCTCAGTGGCTAAGAATAGGTACAATGGTTATACAGGCCCAGCGTGTACTTTGAAGTACGACATGGACACTGGACGCATGGTTGAAATTCAGGAGGAAGTATTATGACAGGCAAAGGAAGTACACCTAGACCTTTTGACGTAGCTCAGGAGCAGTATGAGGCTCGATGGGACATGATATTTGGTCGTGACAAGGGTGATAAAGAACGTGATGTAGAGTTTGATAAAGAAAAGGATAAGCTAGAAGAGGAGCAAGACAAATGAGTGCATGGTTGATTGCTGTGGTTGGAGTGGTTTACACTGTGGTAGCCATTGACTTGATCGTCAAAGGCAATACAGGTCTGGGTATAGCCTTTGTAGGTTATGCACTAGGTAACGTGGGTCTGTACATGGAGGCTGCAAAATGAGCAAGTGGGTTGATAGAATGATTGCTAAAGGTGTATCACCTGAAGTCATTGAACAACGGGTTGCACAAAGAAAACTTAATACTCAGGCTTGGGCTGAGAAGAACAAGGAAAGAAAGTATGCACACAAACGAGCCTACAGAGCACGACTTAAGAAAGCAGAAACTAAAAGTGGTTATGAAGGTGTGATAATTAAATCAGCATACCATCCTAATTGGAAAGAAGTTCCTGTGTATCATTGCCCTGAACTAACGTATAGAGGAAAGAGTGATGATTGACGTAGACACGATAGCTGGTAGAATGTTGGACTTAGAGACTAAGTACTATGAAATGCAAGACAAGTATCAGTTACTCATTCACCACTATGAAGACTTGAAAGCAGAATATGAAGCGTATCGTATTGGACATCGAGACAACCTTAGATCACAACACGATTTGGATGGTGGTAACTAAGGACATTGACACTGGAGAAGTGAACGTATGGAAAGCAGCAGACAGCCTCGTGGAGTATTTAAAGGACGTTACATTGATAGTAGCGCACAACGGGATAAGCTTCGATTTCTCGATACTCAATCGGCTCTGGAGTACGAAGATTCGCTTGAACCAAGTGTTCGATACACTGATAGCCTCAAGACTGCTAGATCCCTCAGTAGAGAACGGTCACAGCTTAGACGCATGGGGAACAAGGCTGGGGAAGAATAAGATTGACTACGCAAAGGTATGGACATGGTTAATGGAACGACGAGAGGATTACAAAGGTGAGTGCTTCAACACTCCTCACATGGCTCTTCTGGAGTATTATTGCATTAGGGACGTTGAGGTCACTTGTAATCTTTATAGTCATCTTAATGATGAACTCACTAAGAAAGACTTTTCACAAGAAAGCCTTACTCTTGAGCATAAGGTAGCAGCTATCATCTCTGAACAGGAACGCAATGGATTCAAACTCGATCAAGTCTATGCAACTTGCTTACTTGCTGACATCAAAGGAAAGATGGCTGGAATATATGAGCAGATGCAAGAGAGATGGCCTCCAGTTACAACACAGAGGTTTCACAAGACAAGTGGAAAGCCCATCAAAGACTGCATTGATACTTTCAATCCCGGAAGTAGAAAGCAGATTGGAGAGAAGCTGATGGAGCTAGGATGGAAGCCTAAGGTGTTTACTGAGAAGGGTCAGGCTATTGTCGATGAGTCTGTACTTGCTCATGTTCCATTGCCTGAGGCTCAGTTGATTGCCACTTACTTGATGCTACAGAAACGTGTAGCTCAGATTGAAAGCTGGTTAGAGTCTGTAGGTAAGGACGGTAGAGTACACGGTAAGGTGATAACGAACGGAGCTGTAACTGGTAGGATGACACACAGTAGTCCTAACATGGCACAGATTCCTAATGCTGGAAGTATCTATGGCCCTGAGTGCAGAGAATGTTGGACTGTGGAAGCAGGTAACGTATTGGTTGGTTGTGACGCTAGTGGCCTTGAGCTTCGTATGCTTGCACATTATATGAAAGATGAAGATTATGTTAAGACGGTCACTGAAGGATCATCAAAGGATGGAACTGACGTTCACACGCAGAACCAGAAAGCTGCAGGTCTCCAGACAAGGGATCAAGCGAAGACATTTATTTACGCATTCCTATACGGTGCAGGGCCAGCTAAGATTGGTTCCATTGTCGGTGGTAGTGCTAAAGCGGGACAGAAACTTATCGATGCCTTTCTTACGAACACGCCAGCCTTACAACGTCTTAGAAGTACGGTTAGCAGATATGCGGGTAAGGGCTTTGTACCGGGGCTTGATGGTCGTAAGATATGGGTACGCAGTGAACACGCAGCTCTTAATTCCCTCCTTCAAGGGGCAGGTGCGATTGTGATGAAGAAGGCTTTAGTACTATTTTATGATAAGACTAAGGCTAACAAGTGGCCTGTGAAGTTAGTAGCTAATGTCCATGATGAGTTTCAACTTGAAGTTCCTAGAGAATATGCTACAATGGTAGGTGAGGCTGCAAAGCAAAGTATTGTTGAAGCTGGGTTGCATTTCAAGCTTCGTTGTCCACTAGACGGGGAGTACAAAGTTGGTAACAACTGGCGTGAAACACATTGATAAGAATCAAATACTATTTAATGTTGAAGGTGAAACTTTCAGGATTAAAATAGGAGAGGATCTAGATCTTGAAGAGGTATACACTGTGCTATTATCTGCACTTGTGTACTTAGAAGATCTGGCATCGGGTAATACAGCTCACCCGTCACAAGAGCTGCATTGAAAATCTAAGGAAAATGAAATGAGTATTGATACATTGAAACCCGTTAAAGTTGCTGGTGAAATCTTCTGGAGTAACTGGATGAACACCTTTAACACTAAGTTTAACGAAGACAACAAGAAGTACGAATGTACTATTGGTAACTTGAGTGATGCAGCTTGTGAGAAGCTTAAAGAGCTTGGCATCAACATCAAGAACAAAGAGAGCATGGGTAACTTCATTGTTGCTAAGTCTACCTACTTGTTCACACCTGTGGATGAGGAAGGCAATCCTGTAGACATTGCCATGATGGGTAATGGTACTAAGTGTCACGCTGTTATCTCTTCATACCGTCACAAGATGTCAGCTAAGTTTGGTGCAGCTCCTTCAATTAAGAAGTTGATTGTTACTGAACTGAAGGTGTACTCTCCTGAGGGTGCTGAAGAAGAAGAAACTGCTGATGACATCCTCTGATAAGCCAACTGAGGCTATTGTAGATGCTGACTTTTTAGTTTATAAAGTTGGCTTCTCCAATGAGGAGGAAGAGGAACGGTGGGCACTTAATCGACTCACAGAGTGGTTTACAGACATAATCTATATGCGCTTGAAGTGTGATGACTACAGAGCATGGATTACAGGTAAGACTAACTTTAGATTCGAGGTAGCTACCACTGTTCCTTACAAAGGTAATCGCAAGGATGCTCCCAAGCCTAAGCACTATGAGGCTCTTCGCAAACATCTCATGAAGCTCGGTGCTAAGATGTCTGAGAACGAAGAGGCTGATGACTCTGTAGGCATAGCGTCCACTGAAGGTAACTACTGGATCGTCCACGTTGACAAGGATCTAGATCAGTTACCGGGGTGGCACTATAATCCTGTAAAGGATGAGGAGTATTATG